GAATAATTCTAACGATATGTACATTTACAATGCATTAAGAGCATGGGCTGATCTAATTTACAACCCACTAACTGGTCGTCAAGGTCTAAAAACTGATTACGCTGATGCTAGCATTCAAGTAACTCAGTTCAACCGAGCAGGTCTAATCTTTAGAGATTTTATGTTCTCGCCAGTATTCATTGGACCAAACAAAATGACAGAAACCGTTCTTGATTACACAAGTGAAGGTATCTATAAATTAACTGTACAATTCACAGCTGATTCTTATACAGAATCACGAATTGGACAATAAAAATAATCATCTAAAGGTATGGACATGTTCAACACTAAAGACAGACGTAATCCTTCAATGGATGATTACATGAATCCTAAGAAACCTAGTTTCGGAGGCCCAAATTCAAAGAAAGACTTTGATACATCAAAAAGAGAAACATTGAAAGGCTACCAGCGAGTAATCGACAGAAATGCCGATTTTGAAGGTGGAAAATTCAATCATAATTATGACCCAACTTGGAAGGCAGTAACTCGTGACCTAATTTCAAGAACGGCAAAGAAAAAACCATTTGACCCAATGTACGCAAAACCAACAATCGCAACAGTTGACGCTGTTGAAGAAGGAAAAATCCTTCGCTTTGAACAATTCGTTAACGAAGACTTCAACATGTTCGCTGAAGCAGAAGAAGAAATGCCAGCAAACGATGACATGCCAACTGATGACGATATGCCGTCTGACGAGCCAGTAATCGATGAAGAACAATTAGCCACTTTGATGGAAGAGTTCGGAGATGATCTTAAAGACATCATCGAAGACATCGCTGAAAAGATGGAAATGGCAAAAGAAGACATTTGCGATCTATTATGTGCAGCAGTTAAGAAACTTTGCACAGAAGAAAGCGATGAGGACGAAAACCAGGACGATGACGATAACGCTATCGGAGACGACGAAAACCAGGACGAAAACGCATAATTAGATGATGCTCAAATTATTTGAACAATGGTTAGCTGAGGAAGATATGGCAACTTCTCCAAAAAAGGAGGAGCCGGCTAATTCTGCGAAACCTGGTTCTTATAAGCTTACAATCACAGCAGACGGAAAATCATTTGAAGTTGAAGGAACTAGCGATAGCGAATTCACGACAAAAGAAATGATCTCGTTTAACGTGATAAACTCAACGAATCCTAGCATTAAAGGCGGTGCAACCATTGCAATTTCGCCAAAAGCGGATAAAGATGGAGATTTCGATATTGTTGCAGTTAATGACAAGAATAAACCGGAAGATGCATTGATTTATTCAGGAAAGGTTGAGAAAGTTAAAGCATAAAATCTGAATTAATAAAATACGAAAGGGGCTTAATGCCCCTTTTTTATTGTTTCTACTCCTGAAAGTTCTCCAATTTCAAAATCTCCGTCTATTAATTTGGGAACAAATTCGATTGTTCCATACGCGGTATTTAGAAACTTGATCGTGTTGTTGATATTGCTAACGCTGAGTCCAGCATTAACGTAAATTATTCGGTTGTACTTACGATTCCTAACATTGATCGCTTTATCAATTAATTTCTTAATCTCATAATTTATTAGGAATGCTTGGATTTTATTCGGCACAAGTATTTCGTGATCGAATTTCTCCTTTATTATTTTATTCACATTTAGTAAATAATCGCATTTCTGCTTTTTATTAAAAGCTTGAATGAACTGCTTTTGATCTCGTACGAAAACTATCTCTAGCTTTCTTTCTAATGAATCGATCATAGGGTTTCTGGGTCGATTTTTTTGACTTCAACGCCAGCTCTTCTTAAGAACTCAAGGCCGGCAATATCTCGGTATTCTTCCAAATATACGACTCTTTTGATTCCCGCCTGTAAAATTAATTTGCTACAATCTGTGCATGGAGAGTAAGTAATATAAAGAGTAGCGCCTTCACTACTTTGAGTCGATTTAGCAACTTTAGCCAGTGCATTGGATTCAGCGTGCAAAACGTACCATTTAGTTTGGTACTCTTTGAATGAACCGTCCTCATGGTTTATTGCAATCTCACATTCATTTTCAAAACCGGAAGGCGTGCCATTGTAACCATCCGCGATGATCGTATTGTTCTTCACGATTAGAGCTCCAACCTTTTTACGAATTGCATGAGAAAGGCCTGACCAAGTTTGGGCCATTTTGATGTAGGTAACATCAATTAGATGCTGCCGCTGTATGCTAGTTGAGTTAATTGACATTCGTATCGTCTTTTAGTTTTTCAAAAATCCATTTCAAAAGATCATTGTCCTGTTGGAAAAGTACAAGTTCATTAGTTTGACCAGTAGAAGCTGCGAATACAATACTAAAATCTTGACTTGGAGATCCGTCTATTTCTATTAGATCTGTATTTACTGACGGCAGCGAGGCTGGCACAAAGTCTGAGCTAATCATCCTTTGAGCTAAATCATAGTGTCTATCGTAAACATGATAAGAATTTGCAACATGAGTATATGTGCCAAGTTCAAGATCCGGATAGATTTCCTTTAGATGAGCGTGAATTTGCATTTGCAAAGAACAAAAGAAAGCAACGTCGGTCGGAGTACCCCAAATCGCATCATTACTTCTCATATAGACGCTCATGTATAGCTTATTTTGACGAATGTGAAGATTTGCGTACATTGTGCATACAAAGTCCTTATTTGTCAAGTATTGATGAGTCGGTTTGTTAAAGTGAAGAATTGCTTGACGAGTATTCGAATCATTCATTAAGCTTTGAATTGCCCATTGATATTGAGTAAGCCCGTGATTATTCTTTTCGTTAAAAATTAAATTTCCGTAGGCAGAATTAGCAGTTCCGTCTGGGTTCTGAATGGTTTCCCAAAACTTTGCCCATTTTGAAATGAATGCTACGTCATTTCTACCAGCATAATACCATAGAAATTCAGCAGCGATGTACTTTTGCTGGGAGCCTCTAACTTCATTTTCGTAAAGACATTGGGCTGGATCTTCAACAACAATGGCAACATCAAGCAATTCTTTACTAGTAGTGCCCCTGGCATTATTGATCATCCCGTTCTGCAATAGGTACTCAATTGACTCTTTGTATGCTTGGGCAAAAGTGTGCCCCTTAAATGTAATCATAATTTGGAAATAATACTATTCAAATATAATACTAAGAAAATGAGAAAAGGTTAGCCTAAACGATCTTTAGGTCAGAAAAATGATCAGTATTTTCAACCTGTATCTTGGTATCAAAATACTCTTCAGGTAAAGGATCATGAGAAATAACAAAAACTGTCATTCCGTACTTTTTAGCAAAAGTTTTCAAAAGGTCGACTACTCTGAATATTGAATCAACGTCTAGCGAAGAAAACACTTCGTCCAAGAAGAGTAGATTTACTTTATTATGTTTTAGTTTAATTAATTCGAGTATGCAGAGTAAAACAATTAGATTCATCTTCTTTTGTTCACCAGCTGATAGAGAGTCTGGAGAAACCTGCATCCCTAAATGAGTTATTATTGGATTGAATTCCAGATCGAATTCAAAGGCGAATTTAAACTCTAGAACTTTAGCAGTCTTTAGTATCTTCTTATTTAGTAATGGAATGATTTGACTCATTAGCATCTTCTTCATGCCATTGTCTGATAGAATCATTTCCATTTCTTGTGAAACTTTCAACTTTTCTTGGCGGTCCAATAGGCTAGAACTCGAGGTTTGAATCTCTGCTTTGATGCTATTGATGACCTCGGTCAAATGCTTATCCGACGTTTGAGTACCCTGTCTACTCAGCTCAGATATTTCACGTTTAGCGGCTGTGATTTGAGCCTCAATTTGATAATACTTTCCTTTCGCTTCGCTAGATTCATTCTCTACCGAAGATAAGGTCTTTTCGTGAGCTTTGATTTTTTCCGATATTTCAGGAAATGTTGATTCCTGTTCAATCTTTTTTGCAACAAGTTTGTCCTTGATTTGAGAATGAACTTCATCAGTTAAGTCAGAAAGGCAATGAGGGCATTTATTCTTATTGTAAATGTCAAGCTTCTTTTGAATTTCAGAAATGTTTGCTCTAACTGTGCTTAATTTTTCCTGTTCGGTTCGAATGTTTTGCCTAATTTCAGAAATCTTACCTGAAAAGCTGCTAGCTTCAGCATGAGCGGACTTTTTATCGTTCAATAGTTGGTCAAGTGCTGAGTTTAACTCCGTGATCTTTGCATCATTGCTCGTCTTTATCTCAGATTTCAGGGCTTCAAGTTGAGAAATTGAAGATTCTAATAGTCTTTGATTGCTGGCAATTGAAGATTCAAGCGGCAGAATTTCTCCCTTAATCTTTTTAGACTCTTCTTTTGCGACCTTTGACATGTCATTGACTATGTCTAGCCCGAATATTTTATCAATGATTTGACGCTTATCTGCTGGGCTCAGTTTGACAAAGCTCTTGAAATCGTTAACCGACAGGCTGATCGTGTTTGAGAAAACGTTAAACGGTATCTTGGTCAATTCGTCTTCAATGAATTCATCAACTCTTCGTTTGTCCGGCAAGTTGTACTCAACTCCGTCTATTGAAAGTTTAGAAAAGTTAGGTTCAATTCCTCTCTCGATGTCTATTAATTGGCCGTTTCCGGTAACGAACTTAATTTGAGTATAGGCATTCTTATTGATACGATTTGGAATTTCCTTTGTCTTACGAATCGCTGATTTACCGTATATTGAAACGGTCAATGCATCGGAAATCGAAGATTTACCGCTACCGTTTTTACCCTGTACAAGGATTAATCGCGGATCGTCTGTGAATTTAAAGGTCTGCAATTTATTGCCGTACGAGCAGATGTTTCTAAAAGAAAATTCTTGTATCTTCATGATTAAAAATAAGTAAGTTCGCTATTTGCGCCAACATCTTGAGTTGTATAAAACTTATAGAGTTTAGACTCGCTATCGTATTCCCAAGTGATATTAGGTAATTCGCTTCGGCGATACAATGAGCCAAATCCCAATAGTATTGCATGAGATGAGACACTTAATAGTTTAGTTGGATTCGCCACCTCAATTAAAATGGCTTTGAATTGTTCTGACGATATTAGTCCTCGATCCAATCTCTCTTGTAGATCAAGTTCAGCAATCTTAGCCGCAAATTGGCGTTCCTTTTCAAGGCCGTCAGGATTAACGAATAATTTCTGGCCCAAATTGGCATCGTTTTTATCAATCAGGATCTGAAGCTTTTGACTAACTGGTAACCACGCACAAAACTCAATGACTGAATCTCTATAAAGAGGAGCAGACGTAAACACGCCGAACTCTTTATCATTAATCGGTTTTACATAGAGGTTAGATAAAATCTTGGGTGTTCTACTCATGTGATCCTTCTTGTTTTACAATATTATGAATTTCTACAAACTTTCTAGCAAGATCCGTTTTGAATGTTTGAGAATATTCCTTTGACTTAAGAAAACTCTTGAAAATATCAATTATGTTGAATTGATCTTCTGGATTAAAATCAACTCCAGCCGTTTCCTCTTTAACTTGGTCAACATACGTAAAAAATTCAATCTTACGGTGTGTTGATTTAGAGACAGCTTCAATGAATCGAGTAACTGGGAACTTATTGACGAAATTCACGCTTATCATCACATCAACGAAAGCATTGCTTAAATTTGAAATGACTTGCTCTACTGGCATCTCTAAAAGCTCGTAAATATCAAACTTCTTGTAAACTGGAGACTGGGTATTTTCAACGAACCTTTCGACGATTGAATCCTTGGCTAAGGATAATTCATAAAAGCCTTTAACGTTATCTCTATCTCCACGGTCCATTTGATATGGGGTTCCAGTATAGAGAACGTTTTTAAATTCTTGCCGATGATGAATGTGTCCAGCATAAACTCTCTTATAAGAGGACAACATATCAACTTCGATTCCATGCTCAACCTTTGTCCATTTGTTGAAGCGGAGCCCCTTGATGTCAGCATGACAAACAATATATTCGCACAAATCTTTATGATCGGTTATGATCTGATTAATTCGATTGACATCCTCAACCCAAGGTAACATCAAGAAGTTATGAGTTCCGTTGATTGTTAGAATTTCAGGATTTTCAAAAACGTGAATGTTGTCAGCAATATGAGAAATTGACTTGAGTGAATGAACTACATTTCGGTCTTTGTAGTAAACATCGTGATTGCCAATAATGATGTAGATTCCCCTTTTGAACTTTTGAGCAAGCTTCTTGAATATTGTCAAGGCTTCGTCATGGATTCTAACATTGATTGATTCTCTAGAATGAAAAATATCCCCTTCTAAAAAGAGGATGTCTCGATCTTCATCAAAGTCTTCATCGACCTTTTTCAATAAAAAGTCCAGTAGAAAGTCCTTTTGAATCTGGAGCCATTCTATTGAATTGTTTTTTATTCCAAGGTGAAGATCTCCAACTAAAGTTATTTTTCGGATATTAGTTAGTTTCATTTAGAATATTTTATAGTTCTTGCCGGTATTATCTAGAAAACCGTACTTGTTGTTTAATTCTACCAATAAAATCTCCTTATTGTCATAGCTTAATTGGTCGAATATTTTTTTGTACTCCATGTTTATCAATGAAGAGATTGAATCAAGTACATGGATTGGATTTATGAAGACGTTGCCGGTTGCACCGTTTGATAATCCCAAATTTAAAATCTCAAAAAGTTCGTTGATCTCTGGCTTAGTGAATTTCTTTTTATCAGGTTCATTTCCGAGTATAGCCTTCACCCTCGAATTGGATTGGATGAATTCATATATGTCTCGTTGAACTATCTTAAGATCGAGGCTTTCTGAGAACTTTTCCGGATCGTACATGTGATAATCTGGAGATCCACTGTCGAGCTTTATCTCAGAATTACTTGGCCTTGGAGAACCTTCATCCTCATCATCAGAGGTGTCTAATCCAAAGTTATATGTATTATTAAATATTTTGTCGTTTTTCTTTAGATCTGCATAAGCGGCTCTACGTCTTTCTAGCTCATCATCATCGTAATCTTCAGTTAGAAGATGGTCATCTAGTAGATCTTCATCGTCGCCTTCAAATAAAAAATCATCATCATGAGAATTCAACGAATTAAAATCGTCATCTTCTAGGCGGGCATCGTTTTGTCTAGGTATCACATTATTTGTGTTTTTTTAAATTGAATTGAGCAGATCATCGTAATCGCTTGGCGATTTGTATTGAGGAGCTGGTCGATTCATGGCCTCTTCCATTGTAATTAAGTTTGGAGGTAAGGTCGTTGTTTGAACAGTATGGTACTGAGTTCTCATTTGATTTTCAAGAGACTGCGTATCATCGTCATCTGAATAAAATTCAGAAGCTGGATCAGTTTCTTCGGTCAATTTCGCGAATTCGTAACTCATTCTAAACATTTTAAAGCTTTCAGTGTATCCACCATCGCGGTTCGCAATCAATTTGATTTTCATGCGCTTTTCCATCGGTCCTCTAATCAAACCGAACAGGGAGTCAACTGTGTGTACCAAACCGAAAGATTCAGCAATGTCTGACATGCTTAGATCCTGATCATCTACTGCATCTCTTTTGATTTGAGTTGCAGTGATAATACACCATTCATTTCTGATTGCAACAGCTCGTAGCTCTTCTGAAATGACCTTGATTTTTTCATAAACGTTTCCTTGTTCTCTCATTGGCCTCATCAAGTTGATGTAATCCACAACTATTACTGTGAATTTTTTGCCGGTATTTTGCTGAACTTTTAGAAAGTAATTTTCAACATCAATAGCTGAAGCAGTTCCAGTTGGAAATTCTTTTACTATTAATTCTCCAAGAGTAGGAACTGTGCTCTTTAAGTTGGCCATTTTACCGGCAACTTCTGCAGTTTGAGTATTATCTAGCATTGAATCATAGTCTTTGAATGGAATATCCAAAATCATTGATCCAAGGCGTTTCATATACTTTCTATCAGATAGCTCAAGAGTTGCGATTCCGACATTACATCCTGAAACAAACGCTCTACCTGCAATATTAGAAAGCACCATTGATTTACCTACCTTAGGTCGGCCTTGGAAAACTACCAAAGTTTTTGGATTCCAACCTCCGCCTAATGTCTTATCAAAAAACTTGAATCCACTTGGGTTACCGATTTTTGATAGTTGAACGTGATCTATTGGATTGAAAAAGTTTAGTCCTGATTCGGCATTCGTGAAAGAGACGTTTAATTTTTCATTGAATTTTTCTCTAACTTCATTGGTGATCAATTCAACATTTTCTGGATTAATCTCAGTTGTTTTTAAATAAGAGAGAACGTCAATTACTGACGCATTTAGATTCTTATAAAATATGAATGCTTTTGTGTACTTAAATAGAAAATCGTAGTTATAGCTGGACAAATCAACTGCGAACAATGCATTAAATTTTGCTTCAGGGATGTCTAAGTTTGAAAGATTGCAAAGTTCTCTAAGTTCATTTCTAGTTGGAACTTTTGAGTATTCAACAAAAAACTTTTTAGCAACTCGATAGACTCTCTGTAACGTATCATCATTGAAATAATGGGCTTTAACTAAAGGCAAGATTTCACGTTTGTCCATTGAATCATAGTTCTTTGGCTTTATCACGACATCTCCATCGTCTTCGGTTAAAACAAAGTTAAAGATTATTTTTTCGAGAAGCTCAATGTTCTCTTTGAAGTCTATCGTCATATTTTAATTATTCGAAATTGTGTAAAGTTTTAAAAATTCGAGTTGGCTAATTACTAGATTTTCTCCAGATTTGACCAAACTACCATCTTCTATCATGTCTTTCATAATAAGTTTTATCCTATCACGAAATTCATCATCGTTCATCTTATCGTTAAAAACGTATTTTAGAGTTTTTGTTGAAAACTTTAGATCCTCTGGGTCTAGTTTTCTGGACTTACTTTCAGAAACTCTAATTAGGTATGAAGCTATATCGAACACAAAGTCCTGCCTAGTTGGATATGCTGGCAGGGCAATGTGAGCTTCAAGAGAATATTTAAGAGGAGCTAGCGCGCTCAGTTTAAAGGTCATTATCCGAATCTGTTAAGTCTTCTAATTCTTCTGTTTCCATGTTATCGATTCCATCCTGAGTTTCCGGAAACTTAAAGGTTGGCTTGATTACCTTTTCATCGAGTTCAGTCAAAACCTCGTTGGTGAAAAGTCTTGCTGAGAAAAATTCCTTGACTGGAACAGCGTCACCGTTATGTCTAACAATATAAGTTTTACCCAATTTTTTGGGTAAGAAGTAAAAAGTCTCTCCATCTACTTCAAACTTAGAACATAGTTCAGCTTCGTCAGATTTAAGCTTAGCGAATTCTTTCTCCGTTAATTTATTACCTCTACCGACTCCGCAATTTTCCCAACTAACGTATTGTTCTAAGCCAACGAACGGATTCATACCCTTATGAAAAGAGATATGGAACTCGATATCGATAGGTCTAGCCAAACGGTTCTTTTTAGTTTTAGAACGAACGATAATTCCAGTAGTTGTCTTAGCCTCATCTCTCAGAGTTCCTTTACTCAACATCAAGATAATTGAGGCAGAGAATTCTGGACCTCCACCGCCTGACATACCCTTTGGAGTATATTGATCCATTGAGGCATAGGTGTGATTAGTGAAGATGAAAGGAATCTTGTAATTTGAAAGATCCAAGGTCAATGACTTAAACAGTGATCTCATTTCTTTTGCACGAAGACCCATGTCTGCCGCATTTTTACCCGCATCCATATCACGTTTGCTCTTATCAGTATCTAACATGCCGACTGAATCGACAAATAGTGCAATCTTAAGGCCTGGGTTTTCTTTGATCGTTTCGATTAGATCATTCACAAAAAACTTAACCTCACTGATCATACCCATACGAAGGTATTTTAATTTAGATAAATCTACTCCAAATTTCAAGTAGTCACTAGAATCGATTGCACCTTCGGTATCAATGTAGATTACCATATAGTCTTTCTTTTGAAGCTCGCGAACCGCGTTTAGGCAAAGAAATGTTTTACCTGCTCCAGAATCTCCAGCAATACCGATGCTTCTGGTGTTGGGATAACCTCCGAACACTGAGCCTGACATTTGAGCGTTTAGCAAGTAGTTTCCAGTTGGAATATACTCTTCGATGTCTGAGAATCCACGAATCTCAATTTTAGATTTGACTTTCTTTTCGAGCAAGTCGTTAAACTTGGCGAATGCGTCCATTGTTGATTTTGCCATGTGTATAAAAATTAATCTTTAGTATCTTTTACAAAGGATACTGAATTGGATTTAGTTGAAATATGAAACTAATAAAAATGAACCCGCTAAAATAGTAGAGTCCGGAAAGTCTCCATTTACTACTTGGTGAAAGCCTACCTTTTTGATAGATGAGCTTTCCTTTGTGAAATGGTCTTTTGATAAATTTCTTGTGAATTCAAGAACTGATTTGCTTGTAATATCGACTCCGTAACAGTGCATCTTGCATGACATTGGTGAGCTAGTTTGAATGTCTCCCAAATAATAAATGCTATTTTCGGTGAGCCCTAATTCGTCAATGTTCAAGCCGGCTTCTTCAATTAGAGCACGACATACGCTATCGTATGGAGTTTTATCAAGATCAGGATTGACGGTGTCAATGATCAAGGATTCGGTTTGAGAATCCGATACTGGATTTAGATAATCTAGTACATAAATTGACTTAATTGAGTTTTCTGAGGACTTTTCAAATGGAATTAGGCAAATGTAGTCAAGATCGTCAGCCAAGTATTGATTAGAGTGCTGATCCTTGGTCAAGGTCAGTACATTGAATCTACCTAATTTGCTGGTTTCTTTTGAGATTAGCGGCTTATTCATTTGGAGTTGTCTTCTTTTTAGCGTCACCAGCTAATGCCTTCTTCATGGTTTTCTTGATAGCATCGACTGTTACGTTATTATTTATATAGTTTGATAGTTTGGTCAAAAACTCTTCCTTGTTCTTTGAATTCTGATACATCATCTTTAGTAGAGTTTTACTCGGCAGCTTAATTCGAACTGATAAGTTTAAATCGGTGTCCTCGAGTGAAAACATTCCAAATAGATCTCCAGGATCGACATCTAACTGAAATTTTGATGGAGCTTGTACAATTTGAGCGGGCTGACCACTAAGAATAGGTTGAGGAGCTTGTGCCTTAATTTCATCTACAAATTCAGTAGGAATATCTTTTGAAACTTGTACATCTTCTGACAAAGAAGGAATGTAGTTAATTGATCTAATTTCATCAAACGATAATGGGTCTTGCCCATCAGTTATCATCATTAAATTAGATGAAACTAGGTCAGTATCGATCTGAGAACCATCTGACAGCATTGCGATCAATCTGCCATTTCGACCTGGAACAACGTCCCTAACTTCAACGATCTTACCCATTTTGTTTGGATCGTTTGTTTTTATCCACTGAAACTTATTAGCCTGAAAACTTGATTTTACGGCAATCAGTGTGTCTATATCATATCCGTTCATAATTTTACGTAGTATTTTTTTGAGTTTAGTTAGCATTTAATTGCTCTTCTAGTTTTTTCATTTCATTCTTGGTGTCAACGCGACCGTTGTACAAACGGGTTAAGATTGTGCGAGCAGCAGAATCAAACTTTTTAGTAAATAGTGTGTTGTTTTTTGTCAGAATTTGACCATCAGTTGGTTGCTGCTCAGGTTTAATTTTTCCCAAGTAAGCGTCCGGTGAAATATTAAACTGAATTTGAATGTTCGGATACATTGAGGCAAAGTCAAAACATGACACGTATTTGTAATATCCAGGTTCAGGTTTTGCAACGTACGCGCCATCATAGGTTGCATCCTCTTCAAGATCTCTTCGATCGTTTGCCATGTACAGGCCACGCTCTAAGAATTCTCGGCACATTAACGTCTCTGTAATGAATACTGCCGAGAACACCTTTGAAACATCGACTCTTGCAAACTTAGAGATTGCAAAAGCGACATCAAGTAGGCCAAGCTTATCTTCTATCAATTTGATAAGAATAGTATCAATGATGTTGTACTTGATAAAATTCTCAACATCCTGTTGAGCTTCTAGCATCGTTGCGTATTCACTGTGTAGTTTGGTGGTTCCAAGCACAAGATTTGCAATATAATCTAACTTGTAATTTTCAACAACCTTATACGGCTTTGTGTTCATAAAAACTTCCATGTAATCCAGAAGTCCCATGTGAACTGGCATTTTAGCTTTACCGATCAATGTCTTAGATGGCATTTGCGCCATTGGATCAATTCCTAAATTCTTACAGCGATTGATCAAATACAACCAGTCAAATCCGATTACGTTCCAGCCTGTCAAGAATGGAATCTTTGGAAGCACTTTGTGAAAAAAGGTAGTCATCATCTCTTCCTCTGTCTCAAAAAACAGATACTTAAGAGTGAAATCTTGGCCGTGAGCCTTAAAGTAATCGTTAACCTCATCTTGCATTTGCGAAATTACTGGATTCTCTAAGTTCTTCATGGTTGACATTACGAAACAGATATTATCCTCATTCACGAACGTTATTAAATTAACTGGCATCGCTGCTTTATTTGGATCCGGGAAGTCAGTTGATAACAACTGGATCTCAATATCGAGATAGTACTTTTTTGGACTATCATCAGAGTAGATGGAATCTAACTCGGTTTGGTCTAATCGAGTTTGGGTTAACTCTTCAAGTCTAAAACGACTTAACCACTTACCTTGGACTTTTTTTAGAAACTTTCCATCCCAGTTACGATTCTCGGTTGGGGTTGGAGTTAAGTTCCAGTTATAAAGATCATGCGGTAGAATCGGCTTCTTCATGAATCCAATTGTTCCATCTGGCTTATAATACGAAATGACTAACGTTGAGTCTTCCGTGTGAAATTCAGTACTTACAATCATGTTTTAATATTTTACCAATTAATAACCGTTCTGTTGACGAGCTCGATTCTCCTCATTCTTAGACATGTACATGTTGTACATCTCCTGAGGAGTCATTCCGATTGAAATGGCATAGTTCATAAAGAAGTGTAGCATGTCAATCACCTCAAATTTGCACTCAAGTTGATCTTCGTCTGATAAATCCGAGAATTTCTTATCAGAATAGCTCTCGTGAGCCTTTTTCCATCGTTTCCAGATGGCATTGCCGTTCCCGTCCTTGATTCCGCCTAGAGCATCGGTTGCTTCGTGAATCTCATCGATCATTGCATGATTGTTCATGTGCCAGAATGTCATTAGGTCACGCAAAGTCATGTTTTTGAAGTCATATCCGTAGACATTTTTCTGTGTATCGGCTTGTAAGTTCATAATGTCGCCGAGAGTGTCCTTGTTAGGTTCGGTACGGTCTGACCAAAGATCCTTAATTTCTAATTTTGCGCAGGAGTTGTCTGTATTTGCCATATTTAGTTAGTTTTACAAGATCTTTTACCCCAAAAGTGAAAAAAGTTTAAGTTTATTGTGCTAGTTGCTGATAAATAACTACAGACGCGACTAGCCCAAGTTCAAAAAGTATGAATTTGGACTTAATGCGATAAATAAATAACTTCAAAATAATACGCAAAAGCGATGGCAGAAAAATTAAATCTGAACCGATTCAAGTCAAGCGGTGTTTACACGGTCGAAATCGACGAAAGCACTAATCTCAGCTTACCTTTATCGACAGGCAGACTCGTAATAGGATCCAGCAAAAAAGGACCTATCAACTCAGTAGTACTAATTAACGACTTACGTTCATTAACCGCAGTATACGGAGAAAATGATTCTAAACTAGAAAAGAACGGAAGCTTCTTTCATAGAACGATAGAAGTAGCATTGAGACAAGGCCCAGTTTACGCTTTGAATCTTTTACCGGTTGCAGATACTGATGTTGCATACTTTACAACATTTAATACTGAATCGGCATCAAATAATTCAAATTGGGCGGCTAATCTTTATCAAGATAGTCTTTCACATTTCTACAATACTCAGAAACTATGGTTTGCTGATGTTGATGCGGTTAACAAATACAAAAACATTCAGTTAGGAGATTCTTTCCCAGCTACTGGTACAGCGGATCGTGATGCTAATAAGCTATTAAGCTTAGTAAACCTTTCTAAGAAAGCAGTGACTGCATGGGTTAGAGTAGCCGATACTACCGGATATGATATTAAAGTTAAGGAATACTACAAGCTTCTAGGAGAAAAAGTAGAAATTCCTGAATTTTTACACCCAGACGACTACGTTTCTGACTACTTTGTCGAAATCGCAGTAGTTGAAGGCGATTGGACCGATTACATCAGACTTTCTAAAGACCCAATTTACGGGCAGTTCTTTAATCCATCAGGTATTGAACTCGCTAAGATGAACGATTTCCTTTCACTTAGAGAAATTTCAGTAATAAACCGTACAATTGGAGCAATGATCCCAGATTTCAGAGATTTAACTGGAGCAGTCTCTTCAATTGACACATTATTCAACAGAAAATTCAGCCAGTGCGGAGTATTTTGTGCAATCGACTACAAGAAAGTTGACATGATCGACTTAACTAATTCTACTTTTGATAGCGGTAGCTCAACCGAGCCGATCGCAGAACAACGAATTGACTTAGTAGGTTACGGTTTTGACGAACTTAACACGACTGACAATACTAAACAACTTTACACAGTAGATAACGGAATCAGTACAGTTGATCCAGTTGCTCTGATCGACGTATTAAGTTACAGAAAATCGGCTGGCTACGAGTATTATTTCGCATTGGATAACGTTGATTACAATTCAACTTATGCCGCTGGCGAAACATACACAGTTCAAAAGCTTTCAGGTCCATCAAATTTACCAACTGGCGACAAGTACATTGTTGCAACTATCGGAAGTAAATTGTATAACGCATGGGCAAATGGATTCATCAAAACTGGAGATACTCTACACTACTTAGCTGCTCCATCTAGCACGCCTACTACTCTTTACTTATCAACCGATGGCTTAGTCAAAACTCAAAGCACCGGACAAATCAAGTACATCGAGTTTTACGCTTACCAAGATGCAGCATTCCAAAATCAAGTTGACGTTGAGTACATAACCGACGGAGCTGTTAGCCCGGCACCGGCATACTTGCACATCAAATCAACTAACACTACTCAATTCAAAGCAGATTTCGATTTGACTGATTCTAACTACTTCATCACTACTGGAGCCAGCAACTACAAGTTCTTCTCTCCAAATCAAGTGGTATTTACGTTAAATCCTTCACTTTACGGAAACGTAGCTAAGAAAGAAACTGCAAATACTGGATACACATACGATTCAGCTAAGAGAACTCTAGTAGATTCATTCTTTAAAGTCGGTCAATGGGTTAAAGCTGGAATAGTCAAAGATGCAAATGGCGACCAAGTAATTCGTAATCGTGCACTAAGAATTAAGTCAGTTTACTCTCAACTAGTTACTGTAAACTACGGACCTTCTAGCTTACCGGTTAAGACTCTAAAATACACAATCACAGTCGATACGGCTGCTGATTCAAACATTACAGGCATTGACATTACGCCAGCTTCATTAGCTGGAAATGCAGGCCTTAGCGTTTACAAAGGAATCAAAAACTACGTAACTGATCTTAGAGGTTTCTACGTACCTGCAATGCAAGTTGATGAAAGCGGATTGTATCCTAACGGAACAGCTGAGCGTCAAAATACTATCTTGGACTACATGTTCAACGATACTAACATTGCTTCTACACTAGCCGATAATGAAACATTAGACTATCGTTACATCATCGATTCTTATGAAGGTCAAATTTGGAGCGCGTCTAAGCAGCAACTTGCTCAGCTTGCAGCAAATCACGGAAAAGCCTTAGCTATCCTAAATGCTCCATCCTTTGCACAATATGAGAAATCAATTGATCCAAGCTTCATTGATGTTAACACAAACCTAGTATCGGCTGAATACATTTCAACTGGTGGTAATTTATCATCTAATCCATCTTACACATTTGGATTTGCAACAGGAGAGAAAAACGGTATTTCGATTGCATCTTATGCTGCATACTTCATGCCTAACTTAGTAATCTTTGAAGGCGGTAGAAATAAATCAATTCCACCAGCATCATACGTTGCAAACACGTACATGAAGAAATACAGTAGCGGTAATACTTTCTCAATCGTAGCAGGTAAAAGAGGTATCATTACTGAACCTGAAATTACAGGAGTTGAATACGACTTAACTAATGACGACAGAGACTTCTTGGAACCAGCAGGTTTCAACTTGATCGTTAGACGTAGAGGTTTCGGTGTTATGATTTTCTCAAACAACACCGGATACCAAAGAGTTAAATCAGCGCTGAACAACGTTCACGTAAGAGAAGCCTTAGTAACGATTGAAAGAGACATTGAACGTATCTTATTGAACTTCCTATTTGATTTCAACGATACTACGACTAGATTAAGAGTTAAGACTCTCGTTAAGAACTACTTAACTGCGGTTCAAGACGCTAGAGGTATCTCAACATTTGACGTAGTCTTTGATGATTCAAATAACGGAACTGAAGTTCTTGAAAATAATGCAGGTATCATCGATATTATCGTTGACTTCCCAAGAGGTATTCACAAGTTCATCAACCGTATCACAATCACAAGAGCTGGAGGTCAATTGGCTTCTCAATCTACTGGATTTACACCATCGTTCTAATCTAATAATAATTTCACAAAAAAAGGACTCATTAGAGTCCTTTTTTATTTAGAGCCGACCGGATTGGTCAGAGTTCCACCACTCGGTTTGAGTCCGAGAACTTTAGTCTTCAACTGGACCTAAAATTTCCTCAACTACTCGAATCGTGTCGGTCGAATCGTTGTGTAAAATTCCAATTCCTCCAGCCTTAGTCCATTTTTCTAATTTTCTATCGAAATCATCGATTAGAATAGGTTCTTTATCTAATAGGGTTTTTGCAGGCTCAACGTAATCATGCTTGTGATTAGCTAAGATGAACCGTGTATCCTTTGTGAAATTCGCAGGATCCTTTACTGGATCTTGGTCAATTCCCAAATGGCGCTTTACCCATTTAGCTTTTCCTGTAAAACAGCCAGGGTGTTTACTCGGAGAGGACAGAATTATCGGATCGTATCTTTTAAGATAGTCCCATAGCTCTCGACCGTCTTTCATCCATTGTAGATTTTCCCAGAAGGCCTCGCCTAATTCATCGATTAACGGCCATAACGAATCCTTACCGTGAGCCGTTTCATAGGCTTTAGGAGAAAGTTTTTCAGTATTGCTCGGAAGCTCAATAAATCCTCTGTCGAAATCAACCAGAACTCCGTCAAGATCACAAAAGATCCTGAAATCGTTTGATTTTTCCTCGTTCACGAATTGCGCGAAACTTTTAAGATTGCTCATTTAATTCAAATTGGGTTTCTTGATCCTTATTGATTATGGCTAAGAGATCGTTTGCCATTACCAGATGGTAGTTTTGACCATCCCATTTTACGTCTAGTCCCGAATATCTTTGATATAGAACTCTGTCTCCAACTTTGACTGGGCATTTTGAATTATCTGCGACTAGGTGGCCCAGTCCAATAACTTTACCCGTATTAGGACGCTTTCTAGCATCTACTGAAAGTAGGATCCCCGTCTCAGTTTTTACCTCTACGCTATCAGGTAGAATCAGGAGTCTTTCAAATAATGGAATGAATCCTTGTTGAACTTCTATGCTCATTAGTTCTTGTAATTTTTTTTGAATTTGTAATAGTTAAACTTACGTCTAGCTGTTAAGTCAACGCTTTGTTTGATCGATTCTAGCACATCAGTTGGAAAAACTGCCGTGCTTAAACGAATTAGTGTCTTATTACGATTAAGATTATTCTCGATCGTCTGCCATTCACCAGGTTCCTTTATCTTTAGAACGTCACATGTAACTTCACGTAAAATATCAATGAAACCCTGATCACCTGAATCAATTAAAGAGGTGATGTCTTTCCAATCATAAGATTCACGTAAGTAATCGATTATCTTGCTTACTTTGGCTGGAGTCATTTTTGGATGAACTCTTGGGATATTATCCGAAGCATCACCAGATAAACACTTAGTTAGAATGTCTAGGGTTGGATCAACGGTTAAGTGCTTGTAGTCCTTTTGCGTTAAATCATTAATTATATTAATGATTGCTGAATTGTCAATAGATTCAATGTCAAAATTGAATAAGTCTACTTCAGTTTCTTGGACTTGACCAAAATCTTCAGTTGTGTAGATCTTTTTGTATTTAGTCATTTGTTTAGGCATAATTAGAATTACTTTACGTTTGTTACTTTCAAGTAATTGTGTTAAATCCTTGTCTACCGACCAAATACAGATGTCCTCCTTTAGATTTTCGCAAATGTAGGCAATTAAGTCATCACCTTCCGCTCCTGGAACTCTATTAACAACGATTCCGTATTCATCGGAGATTGTGTTTAGAATTTCGGTTTGAAAGTACTCAAAAAAGAGATAGATCTTATCGTCGTACTTACGCTGGCCCTTGTAAGAGAAATCTCCCTCACCGTGAGTTTCAAAATGTTCTTTAATGTACTTCTTTCTCCAACTCTTAGAGTCGAATACGAAAAACACTGAACTGATATTTTCCTTAAACGGAGCAAGAATACTTCCAAGATAGTTTACTGAAAACGCTCTGAAAGTATCCTTGCTTGCCTGTTTAAGCATGAATTTATCGTCATTCAACAGATCAGAGACGTAATACTTTTCGCCCACGCGTTTATCATTAGCCAAGATGTTCTTTGCTATGCTAACTGCGACATTAAGAAAGGCATTTCCATCAATGATTAAATTCATGTTAGTTTTGTTTAGGTTGTTCTACATTAGGTTGAGGTTTACTCAACGTTTTAATAGCTTTTGCAATCAATTCAGCTTCGTCCAAATTAAATACTCCTTTAGCTTGACAGTGGTTAGCTGATGAAACTAGCACAAGAACTGCATGCTCTGGAGTTAAATTTGCCAAGAACTTTTCGTAGTCTTCTTGGTTAGTGTAGCTGATTGAAGATAGTAAAGTTGCGATGGGTTGCTGTGCCTCCGCTTGAGGAGCCTCAACTTCGCCTTTATTAACTTCTGCTTGATTAGCGTTTTTCTTATTTGCCATGGTATTTGGATATTTTTATAGGTCTGCGAACAAATCGTCTAGATCATCAGACTTAGCTGGAGCAGATTTAACTGGTTCAACCTTTGCTGATGGAGCTGGGTCACTTGCAAAATCATCATCAAGATCAATTGACATTGCGCTTGATTTTGAAGCTGGAGTAGAACCGAATTCAATATCTTCTCCCATTGGGGCTTGAGAACGATTTACTGGTTTTGAGTTGGTGAAGTGCTTCTTCATTCTCTCATCCTTTGTGTTCGCAACAAGATTCTCAATGATTTGTTTGTAAGGAACGATTGCTTTAATGTATTCTGCAACCTTTTCGTACTCATTGTCAGTCCATTCTTTTAAGAAATACTGACTCATGTCCGGTGAATTCTTTTTGAAGTACTCGCTAGTGAACTGCATTACTTTAGGATCAGTAGAAACTGGGATTTCTTTACCTCCGTGAGTAATGATCAATGGGCTAACTTCATTCATGAATTTACTTGAACTGAAATCTCTCCATGCTTTGGTTTTACGCTTGATAACCAATACGAAATCCTTACCTTGAGTAAGTGAGAACGGATTGATTTTTTGAGTTGTTACCAATTCTGATTCTGGATTGATTTCTTGCTGAATCAAGTTGTCAATTGTGTAACCGTAAGAGTACACCTTGATTTGTCCTTCTAAGTTAGGGAACTGAGGATCTTTCTTGATGTAAACACAAGAATAATAGTTGTAATAGCGATTGAAGTACTTTTGGATTTCCTCAACGATTTGAGGCTCCTCATTTTTCAAACGTTTTAACTCTAGGTCCAAAGTCCAAAGAATTGATGAAGCTCCCGTAGTTGAAGGGCAATCTACATACAACTTCTCATTGGTTAGAGGGTTGATAAGTTTAGCAGCATACTTTTTGTAGCGGCTTTTAGACGGATCCGTTACCCATGGGATAAAACGAATTACCGATTTGTAAATACCGTTCTGACCTTGGTCTGGACCGGGATTGTACATGTTCTCGTCGACTTTACGAGCAGCAGATGATGATTTTCCTGAGAAATCATCGAGATTGAGATTGAATAGATCTTCCATGTTCAAAATGATTTTAATTTATAAAATTGTACTAAAAAACCGTAAGTAGTTTCAAAAAATAAGGGCGAGTTTTTTAGAC